TCGTCGGCGCTCGGCCGTACACGGGCAACACGGACGGCGCATCACCTAAGCGACGTGCCGGCATGGACGCCTTCATTAAAGAAGTCATTTGGTTAGGCCAAGGCGCTCTCTGGGATAACGGCTCGTACGGCGTTCGCAATATGCGCGGCAAAGAAACACTCTCAGTACACGCCACGGGCCGCGCCGTCGATCTCTCCTATCGTCCAAGCGCAAGCAAGAAACTTGCTAATCGTAAAGACGCGCTAGAAACAATCGAGAAGCTTTGCGCCAATGCAAACGATCTCGGAATAGAAATGATCATCGATTACTTCCCACAGCCGTTCGGTCGCGCGTGGAAATGCGATCGCCAAGCGTGGAGCAAATACAGCAAGCCAACAGTCACGGGTGGCGGTGGTGGAGACTGGTTTCACATCGAGATCACACCACAAGCGGCAGACTCCCCAATCTTCGTCAAAGCCGCATTCTTAAAGGCGTTCGGGGAAATCCACCCTTACTAGGCAAGTGTTGGCTAAGGTCGGATTACCGACGAAAGGCCATTCTATGACCGATCCACAAATCTTCGATTATCTGGTGCTCAAGACAGTTCTTGACAACGGCCAAGAAGTCCTTGTGCAGATCTTCATGAACGGCGGATCCGAGGCGCAATACCTAGCCGGCCGAATGTCCTTCAGGACAGCCACGGGCGACTCATGGAGCCCACCCTACGAATTGGAGAAACAATGATTACAGCCCCACAAATCATCATCAGCGTCATTGGTAGCCTATGGGCGCTAACGGCGTTCCTAGGCGTTGCTAGGAGCCTCCCAGAGCTTTCTGAGATGCCATCCGTGGAAGTTGTCGTGCCGGCATCAGTCCCGATCACAACCACCACAATTACGACGATCGCCACGTGTGACGATGCCCTTCAACTGGCCCTTGATCTTGGCTTTCCAGCCGACCAATTGGCCACGCTTGAATTGGTCATGCACCGCGAATCCCGATGCCTCCCACACGCGCACAACATTGACGATCCGATGGGCGGCTCATACGGCCTCACACAAATCAACGGCTTCTGGTGTCTACCTAATTCGCAATGGCCGATCGGATGGCTGCAAGCCAAAGGCATCTTGGACGAATGCTCCGACCTATTCAACGCCACCACGTCACTTCGTGCTACCCATGCCATATACCTAAACTCAGGCTGGAATCCTTGGAGGACTGCAAAGTGAACGAAACGCCCTATCCCGATAACGGCATCAGCGAAGAAATGCGAAAACAACTATTCGCATTCATCGACGAAATTATCACACCAAATCCACACGCCGAACTCATTCGACGTCTACGCGCAATCCGTAACGGAATGACATTGGAAGATCCGATGCCATTGCACGACATCACCACACTCGACAAAGCAATCCAAGCATTGGAGGCCCACTCATGACCGACCTATTCCACCCTTCGCTCCCATACAACGGACACTCAGGCTACGTTGCCGGCTCAGAAACATCAAAGGCTCGCGCAATCTCCGAAGACGCGTCTGGCGTCACGGCATCACGCCAAAAGCAAATACTAGAAGCGCTGCAAGGCTGCAAAGTCGGCTACACGTGGAAAGAATTAGCAGGCAAACTAGGGCTTCATCACGGACAGATCTCGGGCGCACTTTCAGCGCTGCACAAGGACGGATGGGTATTCGCTCTTAAACGCGAACGCAACGGTTCACAGATCTACATGCACTACGGCTACCGCGACGAACACGGCGCCGCCACGCGACTCGACTTCCCAGCGGTCACACGCTCAAGCGTTAAGAAGGCCGCCATTGACGATCTTGCCAAGGCCGTAGAAGTGTTCTTAGAGACGCGCACATTCCAAACAGAAGATCAACTTCGCGCCGCGTTCAACGTGTACAATTCGCTCACTCATACCGACTAAAGGACACCCGACATGGCATTTGATCTCAGCAACTACGAAACAGTAGAAGACAGACTCATCCGATTTTGGGCAGATCACCCAGCAGGCCGCATTGCAACATCGCTCATGGCACAAGACGGGGATCAAGTTATCTTCCGCGCCGAAGTCTGGTTTATTGAGAATGACATTGCCCCAAAAGCGACTGGGTATGCAGAAGAAATTCGTGGCTCATCGCCAGTCAATAAGACCGCGCACATCGAGAATTGTGAGACATCAGCAATCGGCCGCGCATTGGCTAATGCCGGCTACGCGACACACGGCAAACGGCCGTCACGCGAAGAGATGTCCAAAGTGTCCCGGACGGGGAGTCCCTCAAAGGATGAGACCCACGCCTCCTCGTCTGGGCAATTCGCTACACCGAAACAAATTGGATTCTTAAAAGCTTTGGCACGGGGCAAAGAACTAAATGACCTTGACCTACTGGAGTTCATTCATGCCACGCTTGGCGTCTCAGACGTCGTCCTAGAGACGCTTACAGGCGTTCAGGCATCAACCGTGATAGATCGCCTTAAATGATCTCCAGCGATGCCTCAGATGAATACGCAGGCCGCTTAAGGGATCAGCACTATCAAATCCAAGACCTACTGATCAGCATCGACGAACTAAAAGCCCAAATCACATTCCTAACACTTGAACGCGACGTGCTCATTGAACAGGCCCGACGATGACCGAATCAGACTTCCAGAAAATCGTGATCAATCTTGCCAAGATGCACGGATGGCTAGTGCATCATCCGATGCCGGCTATGAACAAACGCGGCGTCTGGGCCACACATGAACTAGGCGATCACGGCTTCCCAGACCTTGTGCTCGCACACCCTTCGGGCCGTGTTATATTCGCAGAACTTAAAAGCGATAAAGGCAAGATCTCACCCCTCCAATCACGATGGATTACAACGCTTCAACAAGGCGCTGTCGTATGGGTGTGGCGACCGGCCGACATCAACTGGATCTCCCAATATTTAAGTCTTAAAGGACGCACAACTTCATCAGTCTCATCGACCTAAGCCATTCGCACGGCAGTTGGTAACACACGGCAACGTGGGTAGATCGTCGCGTCCTGAAACATGCAACACGAAATGCGTTAGGCGAAGCGACGAAGCGAGCCGTAAACATAATCGGCTAGGTAGTGCAAGGGTACGGAGTGAGTGCATCCCGTGGGTGAGCATTACCGCATTAGGCTTGAACGTGCCGGCATCACATACCGTTAACAAACCCAACTCAACCGAGAAGAGCCCGACATGATGAATTACTACTACTCGCAACAGCAAGGCGCTTGCGCCGCGCTAGCCCAAGCCGAAGGCGCGGGAGCATGACACGCAAACGCTCAGAGTACGACACAAAGGCATACAAAGACGCAAGGCATCAACTCCTACGCGATGAACCATTGTGCCATTGGTGTCAAAAGAACAAAGCAACAGAAGCCGATCACTTAGTCGAGCACGATGCAGGAGGCAGCATTGCAGACGGACTTGTGCCGGCTTGTAAACCATGCAACTCATCACGCGGAGCAACATACAAAAACAAAAACGACGCGATGCGAATACAAAAACGAAATCAAGTCACAAATGGTTTTTTATACAGAAGTGAAACGCCCCCGAGCCCCATCCAACTCTTTACCAAGAACGGCCTGAACCAGCCGGAACCAGCGGCGATGGCGCATGACCGGCCGAGACTGGAAACGATTAGCCCTGACGGTGTCGGATCGTGGGCGGCAATTGTGGGGGACATAGCCCAAGAGCTTCTCGGCTTAACGATGCTCCCTTGGCAGATGCACGTGTTGGATCAGATGCTTACTTTCAACGCCGATCAGGATCTTGTGCATCGCTCAAGCCTTGTGTCGGTAGCCCGTCAGAACGGAAAGACAACAGTCATCCAAGCGCTCATTCTGTTCTGGCTAATTGAGATGCCAAAGATCCGCGGCCAGCGACAAACAGTCGTCTCACTTTCGCATCGTCTCGATCTTGCCTGCATGCTCTTTGAAGAGATCGCACCAATCCTAGAAAAGCGCTGCGGCGCCAAGGTCATTATGTCCTACGGCCGCTATCAGGCGACAATGCCAGACGGCTCCAAATGGTATGTCAAAGCAGCACGGCCCTCAGTCGGCCACGGCATGACAATTGACTTGGCAATCATCGACGAATTGTTTGACGTCTCCGACGAAGTAGAAGCAGGACTCTTGCCGGCTCAACGCGCTAGGCGATCACCCCTGACCGCCATGTTTTCTACGGCCGGCACGGAGGCTTCTAAATTGTTTATCCGTCACCGCGAAAATGCCCTTCGGCTTATCGATCTTAAGAAGCCTTCGTCGTTTTACTTTGCCGAATGGTCACCCGAGCCTTCGCTGGATCCGCTGCATGAAGCGTCGTGGTATTGGGGCAACCCAGCGATCGGACACTTTCTCACGATCGACACTTTGCGCCAAGAATCCGAAGGCCCAGATCGAGCACTCTTTCTTCGCGGCTCCCTAAACATGTGGGTCGCCTCCGCGAACTCTTGGATCCCACACGGCCTATGGCCCGACTTGCTCTACGAAGGAGAAGTCCCTGCCGGCGGAGTCGTCGCCGTAGAAGCTTCTATGGACGACACCCGCTACTTCGCCACCCGATCCGTCTCTCTTGGCGATGGCCGCGTTGTGAACTCCGTGGCGTTTACCGCCGAGACACAAAAAGAACTACTGGAGCACCTAGCCGAAATTGCCAAAGACCCTGCCGTCAAGTTTGCGTTCTCACCGACAATCGACGTGCTAGTCCAATCCGCCACGTTTGACCGCCGGCGAATAGTCGTCGGATACGGCGAGATCTTGAAGTACACGCCAGTTGTCAAAAACATGATTCACGAAATGCGGCTTGTACACACGGGCGAAGCCATGCTTTCCGAACACGTACAACGCGCCGTCCTAGTCCGAACCCAAGGCTCTATTGCCGTCTCATCCCAGAAGTCACCCGGCCCGATCGAGTTATGCCGCACCCTAATCTGGTCGGCAACTTTGGCCTCACAAAACCGCGTCACCCAAAAGCCTTCACTAGTCATCGTCCCGAACTAGCATCCAATCGGCAGCCGTTCGTGAGCCCTACCTTTCGTCGGGATCGGAAACGCCTCCGAGCGGTTGCCACCATAAACGCGCCAAGTGTGTCATGCTCTAGGTATGGGATTATTTGATCGCAAAGTAAGCAAGGCCGCAATCTCGCCGCCGCCTGCCAAAGCCGCAGCCGCAGGCGCAGGACTTAACTACGCATCAAACAATGCCGGCGTCTCGATGATCGGCCAGTACTACACGTATCAAGAAGGCGAAGCGCGTAACCGCGCCGTACAAGTTGCAGCAATAAATCGCTCGCGCGATCTTATGGCATCGGTCATCGGCTGCATGCCGCTCCGCTCTTACGTGGAGCAATGGAACGGCGAATACATGGAGAAGATCTACACCGCTCCTCGATCATGGTTGCGTCGGCCAGATCCCGAAGTGCCTTACAACTTTCTTATGTCGTGGACGTTTGACGACTTGTTCTTCTTTGGTCGCGCATTCTGGTACATCACTTCACGCACCGCCGACGGATACCCAGCATCGTTCACACGTCTTCCAGCCGGCAGCGTCACTACTCAAGACATGGCTGGGCCCGTGTGGTTTGCACCGTCAAAGGCCGTTTATTTTCAGGGCGGCGAGATAGATCCTTACAACCTCGTTCAGATTCTTAGCCCAACGCAAGGACTGATTTATTCTGGAACGCAAGTTGTAGAAACCGCGCTCAAAATAAACGACGCGCGCACGCGCAACGCCAGTTCAAGCATCCCAGCCGGCGTCTTAAAACAAACTGGAGGCGAACCGCTAAGCGCACAAGAACTAGCCGATCTTGCTGCATCGTTTAACGCTGCACGCGCAACCAATCAAACGGCCGCACTAAATGAGTTCTTATCGTACGAACCGACAACAATGAGCCCAGACAAAATGCTTCTCATTGAATCAGCAAACTACAGCGCCCTCGAAGCCGCTCGCCTTTGCAATGTCCCACCGTATCTCGTAGGCGTATCAACCGGATCATATTCCTACCAATCATCCCAGCAAGCACGCGCCGACCTATATATCTTCGGACTCAAAATGTACGCAGAAGCAATCGCGGCCGCGCTCTCAATGGACTCCGTTCTCCCACGCGGAACCTACGTCGAGTTTGACGCAGAGTCCTATTTGGAAGAGAACTACATGGCCGACAAAGCCGACGAACCAACCATCCAAGAAAACACTCAAGAAGGACTAGCCAACCGATGATCAAACTAATTGCAGGAGACTTCACGCTTGACGCCGCCGCAGGCGACGCACCACGCAGAACCATCTCAGGAATCGCAGCACCATACAACGTGGACGCCACCGTCTCCGACGGAACCACCGTTCGCATCTTGCCGGGCGCCCTCCCAACCGAAGGCAAAGCCCCAAGACTCTTCATGTATCACGACGCTTCCCAGCCGGTAGGCGTAGTCACAGAACGCGTAGACACCCCAGAAGGCATGCTCTTTACCGCCAAGATCAGCGCTACTTCTCTTGGAAATGACGCGCTCATTATGGCCAGCGATGGCACTATTGATCAAGTCTCAGTTGGGATTAACCCAGTTAAGTTCTCGTACGACGAAGACGGAACCATGGTGATTGAGTCTGCTATCTGGCAAGAATTGTCGCTTGTCCCCATAGGAGCTTTTGGAGACTTTGCACAGATCACCAAAGTCGCGGCCAGTATCCACCAGCCCGAAGAAGAAATCAGTAATAATGAAGAACAAGAACCTCAACAGGAGAACCCAATGTCCGAATCAGTAGCAGCACCAGTCATCGAAGCCACCATTCCAACCGCTTCTCTTCCAGCAGTACCGAAGCGCAAGTTTGATCTTCCAACCCCCGGCGAATACATGGCAGCAATGCACATTGGCGGAGACACATTCCGCAACGTTGCAGCCGCAACCCATGACTACATGAAGTCAAAGCAAAGTGCATTGGAAGCCGCAGCCGGTGACATCCTTACCACCGACACTCCCGGCCTCTTGCCAGTACCAGTCCTCGGGCCAGTCTTCCAAGACCTGAACTTTATTCGTCCAGTTGTTAACGCAATTGGCGCACGCGCAATGCCAAACGGCGGAGCATCAAAGACGTTCATTCGTCCAACGATTACCACGCACACAAGCGTCGCTGCACAATCAACAGAATTGACCGCAGCATCTGCAACAACGATGGTCATCGCGTCCAACTCGGTAAGCAAGACAACATTGGCAGGACAAGTCACGCTCTCAATTCAGGACGTCGACTTCACAGACCCAGCCAGTTTGCAGATAATCCTCAATGACTTACTAGGCGAATATCTCATCGCGAGCGATAACGTCGCAGCAGACGCAATCGTTGCAGGAGCAGCAGCATCTGGCGCAACATGGAGCGTCACCGCAAACGATCCATCAACATTGATCTCGGCCATCTACACCGCCGCGTACAACATGTTGCTCGACACAAACTTCCTTCCAGACCATATCTTTGTGGCTCCTGGAGTTTGGCAAGCATTGGGCGCACAGTTGGACGCAGACAAGCGACCAGTATTCCCATACGTAGGAGTATCTGGATTGATGGGCGTAAACGCAATGGGCGCAGCCAACGTTACGGTTGCAAACACATTCAACCCATTTGGCTTGAACCTTGTTGCAGACCGCAACTTTGCAGCCGGCACAATGGTCGTAGCACGCGCACAAGCGATCGAGTTCTACGAACAGATTCGCGGCTTGATGTCCGTAGAGTTGCCATCCACTTTGGGTCGCAATTTCTCGTACGCAGGCTACGTATCTACCTTCATTGCAGACGCAACACAAGTCCAAAAAATTACGGTTTCCTAGTCAGAAGCGGAGCATCCGCTCATGGCTATATACACCGTCACCAATAAATACCTAATCGACAACTACGCCGTCCTTCAACTCCTCACCCCTGCGGAGTTGGAGGTCGGTCAGTCGATTACCGTTGCAGGCGTAGACGCCACATTCAACGGCACATACACAGTCCGCGCCCTTCCGCAATATCTGTACGAAGGCGTAGACACCGAAGGCGACTTGCTCTATGACGTCAACATCCCAATTGCTAATCAAGTTCTTTACGCAAGAACGGCCGCCGATGTCGAGCGAACCGCAGCGTCTGGAACCCTGACATCAACTCCGACTTGCACATGGATCACGGCCACCGACATTGAAGACTGGTTGGGCATCGGTACGGCCACCGCAGCCGACGCCACATTCCTCACCATTTGCGCCTCTAGTTCTTCGCAGTTCTGTTGGCGTCGACGTATGGAAGCCGGCTACGTGGACTCACTTACGACTGTCCCTTCGCAGGATGTCAAACTTGGAACGATCATGTACGGAGGAGCTTTGTACCGTCAGCGCGGATCCATGGATTCCTTCGCGTCCTTCCAATCCATGGGAACCGCTCCTGTTATGGGGCTTAACGGAATGATCCGCCAACTTTTAGGCATTGACCGTCCGCAGGTGGCCTAGTGCCAGTCCCTACCTACACTGATCTATTCAATGAGGGCTACGACGACCTAGTCGCCAAACTACAGACCGTTGTCGGACTCCAAGTTGTAAACGATCCGCGCAACATCGTTCCGCCATGCGTGTTCGTAAACATTGACTCGATCGACGGCTACAACTACAACATCGCCAAACTCACCTTCACACTTCAGATCGTGACACTTGGCCCGGGCAACCTAGACGCCCAGAAGTCCCTCCTCAACATGTTGGCTCAGGTATACGCGCTCAACATTGGCGTCATTTCAGGCCGCCCCACAAACGTCGACATCGGCGGATCCGTCCTGCCGGCATACGAACTTACTGTCGCAACCGAAGTCCAAACGGCGTAATCCACACCTAGCGCCCGAATCTATGTCAAACTAAAACCACAACTCAAGGAGCAATCATGGCAACCTCAACTATCCTCTCAAATCCAGTCGTTACCGTCGGATCCACGGCGCTCACCGGATGGTGCACAAGCGCCACTTTGACCCGTACCGTGACCGCGCTAAACGACACCGTTTTCGGCGATACAGCAAACACGTTCACGGCTGGCCTCGAAGACAACGAAGTCACGTTAACTCTTTTTCTTTCATACGCAGCCAACGCCACTTACGCAACACTCGCACCGTTGGTCGGCACCAAGACAACCGTCATCGTCAAGCCAACTAGCGCAGTCGACTCGGCAACAAACCCCGGCTTCACATTGACAAACTGCTACCTAGAGTCGTTGCCAGTCATCTCGGCTTCGCTCGGCGAATTGCAGTCCATTGACATTACGTTCATGGGCGGCGTTTACTCAGCCGATACGACGAACCCATAATCACGGCCGTCCTCGGCCCGACACAAGGAGAACCATGAAGATCAAACTCAGCCTCACGCGCGGAGAAGTCAAAGAACAATTATCGACGAACCTCTTCGTTATTGCCGAATGGGAACGCCTAGAAAATCGCCGAGTATCGGACGGACGCGGAATCGGTGCATCCGATCTGGCGTGTTGGGTACACACATTGCTCGTCATTAAGGGCGAGAAGCTTCCAGCGACTTGGCGTGAATGGTTAAAAGACAACCCAGACGTCGAGATCGCAGCGGAGGACGCAACCGATCCAAACCCTACGGACGCGGCTACCGCCGGCAATTAGCCGAACTGGTAGTCGCGACGGGATGGGCTCCGACGTTCTATGCGGATTCATTTGACGCGCGCGACCTTCAAACAATCATTAGAGTCCTTAATGACCAAAGCAAAAAAGGACGCAAATGAGAGACTCAGCCGGCGGCATTGAAGCACGGATAGAAGTGTTCGGCCTTGGTCAAGCGCT